AAAAGACGCTAAATATATAAAGATAACGGAGTTACATAACATGTCAGATTTAGATCAATTGAACCCAGAAATGGGCGCAACAGAAGAACTAGGAGCAGGCATTCCTGACAGTTCTGCTGGCGGCGACGCACACATGGGTGGGGAAGAACACCACCATTTAGAAGTTTCGCCTGAAGAAAAAGAACAACAAGGTAAAATGGCCAAGGCTGATTTGTACAAATTAGCTAGCTATTCACACAAGCTATTCAAGCAGTTACACGATGACGACGAGTTAGAGAATTGGGTCGAAGCTAAGATTACAAAGGCGGCAGATTATATTGCTACTGTGTATCACTACTTAGAATATGAGATGAAAGTAAACGAATTTGGTAAGCATTTAAATGATGCTGAAATTACCAATGAGCAACGTGCTCAACTCCAAAACATGTTATCGGAAGCCAAAATGAAAATTAAAGAACTAAAATTAACGCAAGCTGAGAAGGTTACTAAGAAGCTTCATGAGTCTCATGGGTTAGAGCGTCCTTGCGCGGAATGCGGTGGTACTGGTAAAGTTGCGTATGCACTTCCAGAAGAAACAAAAGAAAAAGTAGCAAAATACAATCGTCTTGTGAAGGCAACTAAAGCCGCTCACAAGCGTTTAGATGCTAACCACAACGGTATTCCAGATGATATGGAAGGCGGAGAAGTTGATGAAAACTTCGACGGTGAGCGTGGTGGCGATCAAGAAACACCAAGCAAGTTTAACAAACAAAAAACTGGTCCAAACAGCACACGTTATACACGTAAGTCAAGCACATTTAGCGACGAACACGACGGTGGCGACGGTCAAAAGAGCCACGCTAAAGCTAAATCAAGCGACGAAAAGAAAGCTGACAAATCTAACGATATCAAATTACCTAAGCATGACAAACCAACATGGGGTATGAAAGGTGGCGAGAAGTTTGGTAAGAAAGACGAATCAGTAGCTGAAGCTAAGAAAGCTAAACCAGACTTTTTAGACATGGACAAAGATGGCGATAAAAAAGAGCCAATGAAGAAAGCAGTTGCTGATAAAAAGAAAAATCCATTCGGTAAGAAAGTCGACGAAGCTAAGAAAGAAAAAGCACCAGAAGGTAGCGTTTCTTCTAAGCGTTTCGAAACTGATGCCCAACGTGTATCACGTTTAGCTAAAGAAAAGAAACAAGCTGAAAAGAAAACAGAAAGCATTGTTTCTAAAGCTAAGTCAATGTGGAATAACATTAAAGAAACTGAATCTTATATTGCTGAAAAGTCTAAAAAAGCTAAACCAGACTTTTTAGACATGGATAAAGACGGTAACAAGTCTGAGCCAATGAAGAAAGCAGTTGCTGATAAAAAGAAAGAAACTGTTAACGAATCATCAGAAGTTAGTCGCATGCGCGAACTAGCGGGTCGTTTGAATCGCAATGAAAATATTATTAACGAATCACGCGAAGCTGATACTTTCCGTAAATTAACAAACATCCTTAAAGGGTAATTCCCGTGGACATGAAGCGTATTCTGCAGGCGATGGACGGCGTTGCCTCCAAGCCTGTAGTAGGCGCTAGTGAAATGTCTAAATTTCTTCGTATTATCGACGAAGATCCTTATCAACGTTCAGGCGAATATGTCGACCTCGACGATCCTAAATACAAAAATGCTGTAGATGCAAGAGACGGCCAAGTTCAAGGCGGTTCCGGTGAATGGGGCATGCAACAGATGTATCATGGATTTGGTTATTGTACTCAAGATAGTACTATGCGAGCTCAAGAACTTGCCAAGGCCATGAAAATAGACTGGAACAAAATTGGTCAGGAACTAGATGCATACAATAAAGACCATGTTAAAAAAGGTTCTAGATTTATACGATATGCAACTTTAAACACAATACCAACCGAGCTCCTTGTTAACGGTGAATGGATTCCTATTCCTAAAAATCTGTATACTGGTGCTGAACGCGAAGTATTAGCAATGGGCGGTAGCCCTGAACTCGATAGAATTGGTATGGACGATCCTGGAGTAGGGTGTGAAGACGATGCACCGTTAGGAAAAGCTCACCCTCTACGTGGTAATCGTTATGTAAAACCAGGAACTAAATTGTTTTCCAAGGATCAAAACGGGCAACCTAATCAAAGTGCATCGCCTACAGGTACTACTGCTCCGGCAGATCCTAAGATTATGCAGTTACAAAAAGAATTAATATCCGCGGGAGAAAGCGGAAAACTAGGTCCTTTTGGACCAAATCATGATGGAGTTGATGGAGTAATGGGAAAATATACTAAGGCCGCTGTAAATCGTCATCCTGATATTGCAAAGAAATATTTTCCAACAAGTACAGATGAAAGTATAAACAAATTTTTATCTATCATTGATAAGAATGATGTTAAGATTCTAAAAGAAGAAGTTAACAATAATACAGTCTTAAACGAAGGCGCTAATCCTCATAAAGTATCTTTGCCAGTACAAATGGCAATGCAACACTATCAACAGCCTGTTGAAAAGAAAGTAACAAAACCAAGTCTACTTAAAACATATTTCCAAGCAGAAGAACAAAAGCAAGAAGAAGTTATTTCTGAAAAGAAACAACTAATGCGCCAATATGCGGCACAAATTGCTGAACGTGTTTTAATGAAGGAAGGCAAGGATCCTTGCTGGAAAGGCTACAAACAAATCGGAATGAAAAAGAAGGGCGGTAAAAAAGTTCCTAATTGTGTTCCGACAGAAGGCGTAGCAGAAGCCGCCAATGCCGCACAACAAGCCGCTATTGCTATTGCTAAAAAGAAAGATGTTTCAGAAAACGAAATTCCCGGTCATAGCATGGGCTTTACTGGTGGAGTAGGTCCAGGGTTACAAAGCAATGAACCAATGGAAGATGCAAAATCAATTATGCATCCAACTAAACGTTATCGTATGATGCGCCGTTTGAGCAAAAAAGGCGGATACGATTTAAGCGATTTGGAACACGCAAGTGATGAAGAATTACACCAGTTATATGCACAACATAACTTACGTGAAGATATTCCTCCTCCAGCAAAAGTTAAACCTATCAAAGCAAAGAAAAAATCGCACGGTTGCAAAGCTGGGCAAACACAAACAGGTATGCAGAACAAGAACGGTAAAATGGTTCCAAAATGTTCTGTAAAGCAAGCCGCAAAATAATCTTTGCCACTGCATACACAGATAATTAGTGTATGTACAAAACAATCACAAATAACACTTACCTACGGTTACGTTATTTGCCGGTATATGCGGCAGACGATACCGCATTTACTGCCGAAGAAATAGATCGTATTATTACTTACACGGATACACTAGGTTTACAAAAGGGCATGGATCGTAGTAATGTAAGAAACAGCGATATCAATTTCATGCATAAAAATCCAGACAACACTTGGATATTTGAACGCTTAAATAAAGTGTTAGAAAACATGAATGAAAAGTATTTCAATTTTGAAATTAATGGTTACGACTATATTCAATATTCTGTTTATGAAGCCGCCAAAGATGGAAGATATGATTTTCATATAGACATGGGTTTAGGCGAAATGGAGCGTTCGTGGTTTGAAAATCGAAAACTTTCCATGACATTATTACTAACCGAACCGGGAGTAGATTTCAAAGGTGGAGATCTCGAATTTAACGTTTCTAACGAAAACAACGTACAACGCCCAAGACTTCGAAAAGGTACACTAGTGTTGTTTCCTAGTTTTTTATTACACAGAGTTACACCAGTAACAGAAGGCATAAGAAAGAGTTTAGTTATTTGGCTAACTGGACCGAAATTTAAATAAAAAATGTGTTGCTCTTACAACATAAATAATTTATAATAGGCTTATAAGGAGAGAAATATGGCAGGCAGAAATTACGGCGCAGAAGAAAAAGCAAAATTGGAACGTTTGATTAGCGAAGGTTCTACAGTATTGCGTGAAGTAGAAGACTTACAAGAAGGCTTAAAAGAAACTGTTAAAGCAGTTGCAGAAGAATTACAAATCAAACCGTCAGTTATTAACAAGGCTATTAAGATTGCACATAAAGGCGATTGGAGTCAGTATAACGAAGACTGGGAAGAGATTGAAGCTATTTTGGATATTACTAAACGTATCTAATATGCGAGTAATAGATCAACCTAATGCATTTTTAATCACTAAGTTAGATCAGCATGAGCTTATTAAAGAGAGCATGCTGATGCTTATTGATAAATTAGGTGAACATAGTATTATCGAAGAGCATGGAAAAATTCCGCAACGTATTTCAAATACAGACTGGTTTTTAACATTAAATGAAACCCCGGCATATTTTAATATGTTTAGTCCAATGGTTGCAGAACATTGCAGACAAGTTAAAAATATGTTAAAATTGCCAGTTGATATTAAGTGTGTCGATTATTGGTTTCAACAATATCGAACCGGTGACTATCATAGCTGGCATACTCATGCAAATTGTTTGTATTCGAATATATACTATTTAGATTTACCAGAAGGCACTAGTAAAACAACTTTTAAATTTATCGATAAAGAGTTTGAAGTAGACGTAGAAGAAGGCGATATACTAACGTTTCCAGGTTCAATGCTACATTGTTCTAAACCGAACACAAGCGAACATACAAAAACTGTTATTGCTTTCAACACAAGATAAAGGTCAGCGAGCCAATAAATCGCAGAAATGGTATTTGTCAGCCAGAATTGACAAAGGAGAAGAAAATTTATGTCTTATGTAGACGCATGGTTTGACCGCGATAATGATATTATCAAGATTGTCGAACGTAACAAAAAAGGTGAAAGGGAATTTAGAGATATTCCTGTACGCCACACATTCTATGTAAAAGACCCAAGAGGGAAATTTACGTCAATATACGGCGATCCATTATTAAGAATCGTTTGTAAAAACACAAAAGAACTTCGTAAAGAACAAGCCATTAACAGTGGCAAAGAGTTATACGAAGCTGATATTAATCCAATATTTGTAACACTAAGCGAAAACTATCTTAATCAAGATGCTCCAAAATTAAATGTAGCGTTTTTCGATATTGAGGTAGACTTTGATCCAGAGCGTGGCTACGCTAGTCCAGACGATGCGTTCATGCCAATTACTGCGATTGCTGTCTACCTACAATGGTTGGAAACTATGGTCTGTTTGGCTATTCCTCCTAAGAAACTTAGCATGGAAGATGCCAAAGAAATGGTCAAAGATTTTCCTAACACATATTTGTTTGATAACGAAGCAGATTTGTTAAATATGTTTTTGGATCTAATTAAAGATGCAGATGTTATTAGCGGTTGGAACAGTGAAGGATTTGATATTCCGTACACCACTAATCGTGTAACAAAAGTATTGAGTAAAGAAGATACTAGACGTTTTTGTTTGTTTAATCAATTTCCAAAACGTAGAGAATACGAAAAGTTTGGTCGAAATAGTGTAACCTATGACTATATTGGTCGCGTTCATTTAGACTATCTCGAATTATACCGTAAGTATACGTATGAAGAACGCCACAGTTATAGACTTGATGCGATTGCAGAATATGAGCTAGGTGAACGTAAAACACAATACGAAGGTACATTAGATCAATTATATAACAATGACTTTAAAACATTCGTTGAATATAACATCAATGACTGTATGCTTCTTGAAAAATTAGATAGAAAATTAAAATTCATGGATCTTGCCAATACACTGGCACATGAAAATACAGTATTGCTACAGACTACAATGGGTGCGGTAGCTGTTACTGAGCAAGCTATTATTAACGAGGCACATCGTAGAGGTTTTCAAGTACCTAATCGTACTAAGATGAGTGACCGTGATGAAAACACAGCGGCGGCTGGTGCGTATGTAGCACATCCTAAAGAAGGTATTCAAGACTGGGTAGGATCATTAGACATTAACTCACTTTATCCGTCAGCGATTCGTGCGCTTAACATGGGTCCAGAAACTATCGTAGGTCAATTACGTCAGACACGCACAGAAGAATTTATCGAAACCCAGATGGCAAAAGGTAAGAGTTTTGCGGCATCTTGGGAAGGTAAATTTGGTACTGATGAATATGAATCAGTAATAAATCAAGAAATTGGCACTGACATTACTATCGATTGGGAAAACGGTGACACTGATGTGTTGAGTGCGGCCGAGGTATATAAATTAATTTACGAAAGCAATCAGCCTTGGATGCTTTCGGCAAATGGTACAATCTTCAGCCACGAAAATGAAGGTATAATTCCAGGGCTACTGAAAAGGTGGTATGCAGAACGCAAGGAAATGCAGGCCAAATTAAAAGATGCTATCAAAGCTGGAAACAAAGTTGAAGAAGAATATTGGGACAAACGACAACTCGTTAAGAAGATTAATCTTAACAGTCTTTATGGCGCTATTCTTAATAGTGGTTGTCGCTTTTTTGATAAACGAATCGGACAAAGTACCACACTCGTCGGACGTCAGATTGCCAAGCATATGGCGAGTAAAGTAAATGAAATTATTACAGGCGAATATAATCATGTAGGTAAAGCAGTTATCTACGGTGATACTGACTCTTGTTATTTTAGTGCTTACAGCACACTAAAGAAAGACATCGATGCAGGACAAATTCCTTGGACCAAGGAAACTGTTATTCAACTGTATGACACTATCGGCGATGAAGTAAATGCTACATTTCCACAGTTTATGTTAGATGCATTCCATGTGCCTAAGAGTCGTGGAGAAGTTATTAAAGCTGGACGTGAAATTGTTGGATCTAAGAGTTTGTTCATTACTAAGAAACGTTATGCAGTTCTTTACTACGATAAAGAAGGCAAGCGTACAGACGTAGATGGCAAAGCTGGTAAGATTAAAGCTATGGGCTTGGATCTTAAACGTAGTGATACTCCGGAATTTATTCAAAACTTCTTGAGTGATGTACTCGAAATGGTTCTAATGGGTAAGCCTGAACAAGAAGTTCTAGATCATATCAGCGAGTTTAGAATTAGATTTAAAGCTCGTCCAGGCTGGGAAAAAGGTTCACCTAAACGTGCTAACAACATTACAGAATACGAAGCTAAAGAAAAGAAAGCTGGTAAGATTAATATGCCAGGTCATGTTCGTGCAAGTATTAACTGGAATACATTAAAGCGTATGTTCGATGACAAATATTCTATGGGTATTACAGACGGTGCTAAAGTTATTGTATGTAAACTCAAACCTAATCCGTTAGGTTACACATCAGTCGCTTACCCTGTAGACGAACTGAGATTACCACAATGGTTTAAAGACTTACCATTTGATCATGCCGAAATGGAGGCAACAATTATCGATAATAAATTATCAAATTTAATCGGTGTATTGAAGTGGGACCTAAATAGCACAGAAGAAAAAACAACATTTAACAGTTTATTCGAGTTTTAATATGAAAATTATAATTGCAGGATATGGCTTTGTCGGCAAAGCTGTTTACAATTCGCTGATAGATAAAAACAATGTTTACATTGTAGATCCAAAATATACCACTGCTGAAATAGAACACTATCCAGATGCAGATGGTATTATTATTTGTGTGGGAACTCCTAGTACTGAGCTAGGAGATTGTGATGTTAGTCAAGTATATGCAGTAATGAAAAAGGTTCCTGAAACGTTGCCTGTATTAATCAAGTGTACAGTACGTCCAGACTATTTGAATAAGATTATTACCGATTTTCCTAAACACAATATTGCCTATAGTCCAGAGTTTTTACGTGCGGCTACTGCTAACGAAGACTTTGCCAATCAGGAATATATGATTTTAGGCGGAAGTAATCCCGGAAATATTTGGAGTAATTTATTCACCGATTCACTTAAACACCTAAATAACATTGAACATTGTACACTAACAGAAGCAAGCATGGTAAAATATGCCACTAATTGTTTCCTAAGTGTCAAAGTAGCGTTCTTTAATCAGTTATATGATATGTGCCAAATAAACGGCGCTGATTATAATACAGTTATCGAACTACTGCAAATGGATGACAGGATTGGCAATAGTCATATGCAAGTCCCCGGTCCTGATGGATCACGTGGTTTTGGCGGTGCTTGTTTCCCCAAAGACACTAGTGCATTTGTACATTATGCTGATAAAGTTGGAATAATTCATACTCTAGTAGAATCGGCAATAAAATATAACAAAAAAATTAGAAAAACATTGACATAGTCACAAAAGAAAGTATAATAGAAAAACATGGAGAATCATATGAAAGACTTTTTACAAGATTTAGTTGCACATACACATAGCTTAGGTTTCTTACCTTTGGTTAGAATTAGTTCAACTACCAAAGAAACTAAGATTGAAACAATGGCAGAAGATCGTACTGTTATTGTAGATGGCAAGACTCATAATGCTGTAGACCAATTAGAAGGTACATTCGGTATGCCAAATCTAAATAAACTAGATTTGCATTTAAAGTGTCCAGAATACAAAGAAGGTGCTGGCATTAGTGTTGTTGTACAGAATCGCAACGGAGAAGATGTGCCAACTGGATTGCACTTTCAAAACGCATTAGGCGATTTTGAAAATGATTATCGTTTTATGAATCAAGAAATCATTAACGAAAAAATGAAGAGTGTTAAATTCAAAGGTGCTAACTGGGAAGTAGTGTTTGAACCAAGTGTTGCAAGTATTCAAAAGTTAAAGTATCAAGCGGCCGCACACACTGAAGAAACTACATTCCAAGTTAAGACTGAAAATGGTAATTTAGTATTCAGTTTCGGTGATGCAAACACACACGCAGGTTCATTTATTTTCCAATCAGGTATTACTGGTAAACTAAAACAACAATGGGCTTGGCCTGTTGCACAAGTACAAAGCATTTTAAACTTAGCAGGTGACAAAACTATACGTATTGCAGATGTTGGTGCAATGCAAATTACAGTAGATAGCGGAATCGCTGTTTACAACTATACATTACCAGCACAGAGCAAGTAATGGACTCGAAAAAACGAAGCATGGTAAAGATGGTTAGTTTTAAAATACTAACCATTGCAGTTACTATTCCTATCACTGGACTAGGTACTGCACTAGCCGTACACGCATTAACAACTATTTGCTTTTATGTGCATGAAAGAGTATGGAACAAAATTAATTGGGGTCAACTTTGAATCGTAACTTAACAGCTACACAAAACGATTACGCATATTTTTTGCCAGCGACTAGTGGTTTCTATAGTACCTATATAGGTAAACAACGCTATGGAAATTATGTAGATCCTGCAAGAGTGCCGGCTAGTTTTAAAAATGGTGTAGAAAGTCTTAACTACTTAGAGCCGGATAAAGGTGCATTTTATTATGATCATTGCTTATATTCAGCAGGTCATGCTAATTTAGACTTGACTAAACAGGACGACAGCGAAGACATGTTTCGCAATAGAGATCGTACAACTAGTTGGGTACTAGGTGATTCAGGTGGATTCCAAATTGGTAAAGGTGTATGGGCCGGAGAATGGAGAGATCCCACCGGTCCAGAAGTTGCGGCCAAGTGGGTAGAAGTTAATGCTAAAGGTATCGAACTAGTTCCGCAACTAGATGCTACTGGTAATCCTAAATTAGATAAAAATGGTAATCCAAAGATGTCTAAGATAGATCACCCTAAGTTGTATCAAGCACAATTAGATGCGGCACAAAAGAAACGTGAGCAAGTGCTTGCGTGGATGGATGCGTTAATGGACTATGGTATGGTGCTTGATATTCCAGCGTGGGTAGCTCGTAGTCCGGATGGTATGAAAGCCACTGGTATTACATCATACGACCAAGCTGTTAACGCTACAATATACAATAATGAATATTTTATTAAACATCGTACAGGTGCTTGCAAGTTCTTAAACGTTCTGCAAGGGGAAAACCATAGCCAAGCCGAAGATTGGTATCAAAAGATGAAACATTTTTGCGATCCAACTAAATTCGACAAACCATTTAATGGTTGGGCAATGGGTGGACAAAATATGTGTGATGCACACCTTGTTTTAAAAAGGGTCGTGGCATTGAAGTTCGACGGATTACTAGAAAAAGGTCATCAAGACTGGATGCACTTTCTTGGAACTAGTAAATTAGAGTGGGCGTTACTGCTCACAGACATTCAACGTGCTGTAAGGAAATATCATAATGAAAACTTTACCATATCTTTTGACTGCGCCTCACCGTTCCTTGCAACGGCAAACGGACAAATCTACGTTCAAACAGAAATCACAGACAGACAAAAGTGGCTCTACAGAATGTTGCCGTCTATTGACAACAAGAAATACGCCTCTGACACACGACTCTTCCAAGATGCAGTAGTACAAGACGGTCATTTTAAGAACTTTGAAACTAGCCCAGTGATGGACGGTGTTGAAGTTAATAAAATTTGTATCTACGGACCTAATGATGTTAATAAATTAGGTAAAATTGGTAAGACAAGTTGGGATAGTTTCACTTATGCTATTATGATGGGTCATAATGTTTGGATGCATATTAATGCCGTCCAAGAAGCCAACCGTCAATATGATGCTGGATTATGCCCAACTATGTTAGTTCAAGAAACATTTGATAGATTATATGCTAAAGATGTAATTGATGCTATTATTGGCGCACCGGATCGCGATACTGCCAATGCTATTATCGATGAATTTAGCAAATTTTGGATGGCTATCCCGGGCACACGAGGTTACACCGGCAAGAAAACAGTTAACTCAAGTACCAAATACTTCGAATTGTTTGACGAAGAGGATGCAGATACTGTACAATCAGAAGATGAAACAGAATTTTCTGAAGACGTTATTGATAAACTTGACGAACTCGAGGCCAGTGTACATGACATTACCTGATGAAAGATACCGAGCAGTAGTAGAGACTCAAAAGTTTTTAGCTGAGATCCTTATTACTCCTCGGGTTCCCAAAGCAATTAAAGACCGAGCAAGGGCATGTTTGCGTCACTATCCTAACGAATACGATATGCATCATGCGGCAGGACTAGCACCAGAAATATTTGCTAAACGCATGGAAGATGTAACACGTATGTTTAAGCAATACGAACAATCAAAGGCAGAAAAGAATGAAAACTAGTCTTATTGTAGGTATGGGCATTGGCAACTTATATGCTACTGTACTAGATAAACTCGGACACGGTATTATTACTGTAGATAGCAATCCTTCTAAAGGTGCCGACTTCTTAACTGTAGATGCGGCTATCGAAGAATGCCGTATGTTTGATACTGTACATATTTGTACTCCTAATTTTACACACTTTGAAATTGCACGTAAACTTGCTCCAGTAAGCGATATTGTTTTTATCGAAAAGCCAGGTGTTGCTAGCTCTAATGTATGGGAAACTTTAGTTAAATCATTTCCTAAGACACGCTTCATGATGGTTAAGAACAATCAGTGGCGTAGTAACATTGCAGAATTAAAAGAATCTGCAAATAAAGCTAAAAGTGTAAACATTGAATGGACTAGAAAGAACTGTATTCCTAGCCCCGGTAGTTGGTTTACTACACGCGAATTAGCGTTCGGCGGTGTTAGTCGTGATTTAATGCCACACTTGTTGAGCCTGTATATTGCTATGAACCCCAATTGGCGTAACGATCAAGTAAACGGGCAGGGCGCACAGATGATGTGGGAATTAAAAGACATCGACAGCACTGAATATGGTGTTGTTAATCCAAACGGTACATATGATGTAGATGATAAATGCCACATTGACTTTGGTAATAAATGGCATTGTAGTGCTAATTGGCGTAGCATGAGCTATGAAAATAGTGCCATCGAATTTATAATGCAAAATAACACAGTAGAACGTTTTGAATTAGGATGGTGTCCAGAGGATGCTTACCTAAATATGATTAAAGATGCTGTTGAAAACCTAAATAATAACGACTTCTGGCAAGAACAACTAGAACAAGATATATGGATACACAAACGAATCGAAGTTTTATGATGGTCAAATGCTTACAAACTGTTAGCGATGGCGTATTTAAAGAAGTAGATTATGCCAAACCTGATATAGCGTTTAACGAGATCGAAGTTAAAGCAGTTATGACTGGTGTTTGTCGCAGTGACATCGACATGATGTTAGGCGACTTTGGTCCGTTGCCATTACACATGCAAGGTCACGAAGGCATTGGTCAAGTAACAAAGATCGGGTCGCAAGTGAATAACGTTAATATCGGTGACTTTGTTGCTACACGTGGTGAACCTGCGTATGCAGACTATTACAATGTTAAAGAAGATGAGTATGTCAGAGTACCAAAAGCCGAACCTAAGTATATTTTAGAACCAGTAGCTTGCGGTATTAACCTTATTAATCAAGCAAAAGACCAAATTGAACATAGACAAGGTCGTGGTGAAAACACACGTATGCTAATTATTGGTAGTGGTTTCCTTGCGTGGGTTGCGTATCATACTATGCGCTTAAATGGCTACATATATCACGTAGATGTGCTAGGACATAGTAATAAAGAGCTTTGGCAAGACAAGTTATTGCCCAGTACTATCGAAAACTATGATGTAGTTATCGACCTTAGCGGTAATTTTGAACTAGGCCCACAGATTAACCTAAATAACAATGCCTTAATAATCGACGGTGTCGGTAAGGCTGTATCAAAACAAGAGGCACAAGTCCAACTTTGGAAAGCTGTTACCACTATCAAACCAAGCCCACGTAATCCTCAGTTTATCGATTGCATGTATATGGCAAAATATTGGATTGAAAAAGGCTATCTAGAGGTTGATTCCTTCTGGACAAAGTGTTACAATCGTACTACAGAATGGGAACAAGCGTTTGCGGACGGCGTTAATCGTCCGAGTGGTTATAGCAGAGGTTATATTAAATGGGATTAAACACTGACGAAAGACAAAACATTGTCTATTTTACAGGTTATGAAGTAGAGCATACTATTTGTCATGGTATGTATACACTATTTGTGGTAGGTACCCCTCCTTTAGAAGAAATTCTAATGCATGCAACTTGCGGTTCAGATAAAGTTACACACATTTACTTTGGCACTAGTCAGAGTTTTAATCCAAAATCTATTTCACAAGAAGAATATAAAGCGTGGGATGAAGTTATTATCGGTTGTTTAAAGAAAGACTTTTGGGTAACGCTAGACTTTGGCGTTGAACACATCGAAGGTGTTTTAGAATCTGCTTATAATGAATATCCTCGCTTTGTTCCTATGATTAGTGTCAAGCTACCTTACATTAATCAACTTAACTATAACGCCACACTTAAACTAGATGATCGCACTTGGGGTGCTACTAATCCAGGTGTGTGGACTCATCAACTCCATGATCTAATGCGTATGGACAAATATACGCACTGGGATCAATATACACAAGATACACCACATGATTATTAAACAAGACATCCGTCCTTTAAAGATGATTTGGGTTACCTTTCAGAAAGAAGGTATGCACAAATATCCGGCCGCACTTACAGATCCAACACTTGCAACAGGTGATGAATATGATGTAAGTTTTCTAGGCTATCCGCATCGTCACATATTCCATTTTAAAGTATGGATTAGTGTTACACACGATGATCGCGATATCGAATTTATTCAGTTTAAACGCTGGTTGGAAAATCTGTACAAAGAAGGTACACTCCAACTAGACTACAAGAGTTGCGAAATGATGTCAGGTGATTTATATGACAGCATTTCCAATAAGTATCCAGGCCGCGAGGTGTGGATTGAAGTCTCCGAAGATGGAGAAAATGGTTCATTTATCAAATATTAAAACAAGAGGCTACAATGGCTAAAAATTACAAAGACTATTCTTATTTCGAAAACCGTCCAGATGTTGTTAAAATCTTCGATGATTTAGATTCATTCCGCGATTGGTGTCGTTTAGAGATGGCTCCATTTGACGAAGCTCACCTGTACAACAGAGAAAGCTGGGCATGGAGAAACTTTGAAAAATCACGTCGTCCTAAGAAGCCGTTCACAGGCGAACGCAAACCTTACTTAGGCAAAAACCCACGTTACAACAATGACCGTATTTCTAATTGATCTAGAAGCAGTTGAGACAAGGTACACTGGCGAATGGAAACGCCATGTACCTGCTCTTTTACGAAAGGAAGGACACAATGTTCAAATTATATCTGGTCCTACGGATATTCCTCAAGCTACTACTCCTGGTGCCTTTCTTAATTTTGGTGGTACCAATATTTACAAGTCTAGTCAAGTTGAGCAAATGGGCCGTTTATTTTGTAACGGATCCGTTCATCCCGGTGATCACTTTATCTTTACTGATGCTTGGCACCCTGGTATCATAAACTTAAAGTACATGAGTGAGTTACTGGGCATTCCAGTAACAACACATGGCTTATGGCATGCTGGCAGTTATGATCCTCAAGACTTTCTCGGACGCTTAGTCGGAGATAAGCCTTGGGTAAGATATGCCGAACAAAGTTTCTATCACGCATTTGATCACAACTACTTTGCTACAACATTCCATATTGAAATGTTTGGTAAGAATTTACTAGGCAAAGGAGGTTATGTTCCAGAAGCTAATGTAACTAAGAAAGTTGTTCGCACAGGTTGGCCAATGGAGTATATGGACGATACATTAACCATGTATAAGAATATGCCCAAACGTGACCTTATTCTTTTCCCCCATCGCATCGCGCCCGAGAAGCAAGTTGAGATTTTTCGAGACTTAGCTACACACTTACCGCAGTATGAATTTGTAGTGTGTCAGGATCAACAGCTAACAAAAAATGAATATCATAACTTGTTAGGCGAAGCGAAGATGGTGTTTAGTGCTAACTTACAAGAAACTTTAGGCATTAGTTGCTATGAAGGTGCGGTAGTTGATGCTATTCCACTAGTGCCTGATAGATTAAGTTATACAGAAATGTATTACGACACATTCAAATATCCAAGTAAATGGACAGAAGATTTTAATGCTTATAATGTATTTAGACCAGACTTGTGTGGAAAGATTATACAATTAATGGATAACTATCAAAGCATGATTCCTTCTGTTAGAAAACAAGCAAAGGATCTACATGAGTACTTCTTCAGTGCCAGTGAATTACTATCAAACATCAAGTGACGACGTGGGCATAATAGCACAAGATATATGTTCGCTTGATAATATTACCATTTCCAATGGCGGTAGTAGTTATTATATTTCAAATCCAGGCGCATTAACTGGAACTATTGGATCGGGATTGACGTACTCCACTGGAAGTGTTACTATAGCCAGTGGTGCATCAATTTCAATCGCAGATATTAAAGTATCAGATTTTACATGGAAAATGCCGGAAGAGTTTGTAGATAGTTTTCCAGACTATGACCGTGTACAAAAGATGTGTGAAGAATATCCCGGATTGAAAATAGCATACGAAAAATTTGTAACAACTTATAAACTAGTGAAAGACCACTATGACACTCCAGAAGATCAAAGACCAATTCCTTAATTTCTTAGACAAGCACGGACGCAAACGTGTCGTTTTAGACAGACAAAGTAAAGAACCATATTTGGAACGTTATTATCTTTTCCTGAAAGATCGTAAATCATTTCCATTTAATATTTTCTTACATAAATTTTTAAAAGGCGATCCTGGCGATGTACACGATCACCCATGGCCATATGCTACCTTAATCTTAAAAGGTGGATATTGGGAATGGACACCTTTATTCAATTCCGATGGTCTCCAAGTCGGAGAAAAAGCACAATGGCGTGGCCCTGGCCACTTTAGATTTTGTAAATCTAATAGCTATCACCGCATTGAATTAGAAGACGGTGTTACGCCTTGGACCTTGTTTATGCCTGGTCCACAAAAACGGGAATGGGGCTTTCTCGTAAAAAATAAATGGATACACAATGGCGATTATATCGAATCCCGTAGTAAACCTACCGTACCCGCAAGGGTTGTCGGGACAGGTGTTAACGGCGTCCGGTTCTAACGGAACAACAACTGCATGGGCAAATACAAATACCAATTTCAATGATGGTACTAATGCTGTAATGACTATTCCCCACGGTAGTAAAACTGTGGAAATAGCCGAGGCGGCAACATTAGATGTTAAAGGTACTGTAAAAATAAACGGAGTTGACTTGGAAGAACGGTTAAAAACAATTGAAACACTCTTGCAAATTCCAACAAGAGATGTTACAATGGAAGCTGAACATCCAAAGCTCAAAGCATTATACGAAGAGTATATGCATGAATTGGAAAAATATAAAACATGGCATCGTATTAAAGGAGATAATGATGGAACTACATGAATCAGTTAGAGATACATTTAAAACAATGGTTATCAAAGAACACGAAGGCTTTCGCTTGACTCTTAACAAACATGAAGTACTAAGCCCTAAAGGTTTGTTTAGTATTGATATGGTTCAAGAGTCTCTGAAAGACGGTGAAGTTGTCGACTCACAAACTTATAACTTCTTTATGACTAAGGAAGAATGTCAAGCATTGGCATACGGACTAACTGCATGAAGAAAGTTTATTACAGTTGGAAGGACATCCAAGGAGCAGTTTTAGAAATTGCTCGTCAAATGAGTATTGATGATCAGTGGCGTCCTGATTATATTGTAGGCATTACACGTGGTGGGTCAGTGCCTGCTGTGTTACTAAGCCAATACACAGGTATTCCTATGAAATCCTTAGATGTAAGCCTGCGTGATGGCGGAGACCTTGTTAGTAACTGCGGTATGGCAGAGGATGCTTACGATGGTAAAAATATTCTTGTTGTAGATGATATTAATGATCAAGGCAGTACTATTGCTTGGATCAAACAAGATTGGCGTTCAAGTGCTTTACCTAGTGCTATTCGTTGGGATAACGATATATGGCATAAGACTGTTCGCTTTGCTACGCTTACAAACAATCTAGCTAGCAAAGAATCTGTTGACTATAACGTATGGGAAGTCAACAAAGCAGAAGAAGATTGTTGGTTAGTTTACCCTTGGGAGGATTTTTGGAAATGACATCAGCATTAATTAAATTACTGTTCGGCATTGCATTTATTGTAATTGCCATTGCACTCGGTCCTATTTTAGGTATCTGGGCATTAAACACATTATTTCCAGTTTTGCATATCGAACTTACATGGCAAACTTGGTTAGCGTTTAATATCTTGTTTAGTGGTACACTTGCTACTAGGATAAAAAAATGAAAGAACTTACAGTAACAGAAATTAAAGAAAAACTCGAAAAAGTCGAAGGTGACTTAATGCGAGCTGATTCGGAAAATGCACGTACTGTTTTAGCAAGTTATATCGAATATTTGAAAGACGAACTTAAAGAGGCAGAGCGAAATGAGCTTCGACGTTAGAGTTGATTGGAATAATCAGCATAACGAATGGTGGAATGAAACTTGCATTAGTGTTGTAGAAGTATACGGGCTACCTGGAAATAGATGGACATATCATCCTCACGAAGATTATATGTTGTTTAAATTTAAATCACAAAAGGATTCAGAGTTATGCAAAATATTATTAAGCGAGAAGATTTAGACGTCATATTTGTAGTTGTTTTTGCTACAATAGCTTTTACTTTTTTGTTTTGGTACAATTGGAGTCATCCAAAACTTGAAATAAGATACGATTGTTCAATTGCCGAAATTAGTCCAGATTATCCTGTGCAAGTTAAAGAAGGCTGTCGCAAACTTCGAGCAGAAAAAATATTGCAATTGCCTAAATAAACCTATATAATAACACATAGGAGTAATAATGACTGAATCCATGACATATAAAAATATAGACGAAACAGAAGGCAGACCGCTACACGTGGTCATTCGCGAACAAATGAAATCGCAAGGTCAACGCTTTTGGGCTGGTGACAATATTAGCGATTACATCGACGAAGAACAAAAAGAAGTCTTAATCGAAGAAGCTACTGTGGCTTTTGAAAAAGTATTGGATGCTCTGTTAATTGATAGAGAAACAGATCCAAACTCGCATGGTACTGCGAAGCGTCTAGCTAAAATGTACTTTAACGAAATTATGGCAGGTAGATATGAACCAGCACCAGATGCAACAGCATTTCCAAATGATTCGGAGGACCGTTACGAAGGTATGTTGGTTGTCCGTAGTGAGCTTCGCAGTATGTGTAGTCATCATCACCAACCCGTTACTGGTGTTGCTTATATTGGCATTATTGCCGCTCAAAAACTTATCGGACTTAGCAAGTACACAAGAATCGCACAGTGGTGTGCAAGACGTGGTACTCTCCAGGAGGAACTTTGTAATGACATTGCTAGGGAAATCCAAAAAGCCACAGGAGCATCAGACTTAGGTGTGTATATTCAAGCTACACACGGATGCTGTGAGAATCGCGGTATTATGGCCAAGAGTAGTTTAACACAGACTACAGTATTGCGTGGTGCGTTTAATACAGATATGGGTACAAAGAAAGAGTTCTTTGACAATATTAAACTACAACAAGACTGGGCATCAAAATAATGGAAGCGCAAGTACCTGCCGAAGGCATTTTAATGAAAAAAGACTGGGGCGATGCCAAAGTCTATAAAATTGTATGCGAGTGTGACGACTGCGATCATTCTCATAACGTGTGGATAGAAGCAGATGAAACAGGTGTTAGCGTTACTGTCTATACTCAACAAAAAACAAAGTGGTGGGCACTTAATCGTTGGCAAAAGATTTGGACGTTGTTAACTAAAGGTTACATCGAAGTTGAATCTAATCTCATTATGGGTGAGCAACAAGCACTTAATTACGCAGAAACTTTAAAAAGTGCTGTTAAAGATGTTAAGGAATTTAGAGATGCAAAACGCCAAAGACATAACTGACAATTTAATACATCGTTTACGCAACTCAACATTGCAGTTGTTTGAAATTAAACGAGAAGTAGGACCAGGATGGTTGCCGCAAGGCACCATCCCTTTTGACATTAGAGCTAGTAACGGTGTTGCTACATTTAAAGTATATGCAGAATTTTTACAAGATGCTGAAGATCAAGTAACACAATTTTTAGAACAGGACGAAGATGAGTAAGATTAAAATCGCAGAATTATTTTATAGTATCCAAGGAGAAGGACGTTACATGGGTGTGCCGTCTGTTTTCTTGCGTACATTTGGTTGCAACTTTAAATGTGCTGGATTTGGTATGCCAAAGGGTCAACTAAGTACAGAAGCAGACGAAATTTCAGAAGTAGTTCATTTATATAACAAATATGAAGAACTGCCACTGGTTAGCACAGGATGTGATAGTTATGCTAGCTGGCATCCTAGTTTTAAAGATCTTAGTCCAATGCTTACTAGTGATGCAATCGCAGATAGAATTACAGAAATTTTACCGCACAATGAATGGCTAGATGAACACTTGGTTATTACCGGTGGCGAGCCATTATTGGGTTGGCAACGTGCTTACCCAGACTTGCTTAATCATCCTAAAATGTCAGGATTGAAAGAAATTACATTTGAAACAAATGGTACACAGGGACTAAGCGAAGAGTTCTTTAACTATCTAAATGCATGGAAACGTGCATACGATGATAGAGAAATTACATTTAGTGTAAGTGCTAAACTTCTATGTAGTGGCGAAAAGTGGGAGGAAGCAATTCGCCCAGAAGTAGTTTGCGAGTACGAACAAGTTGGCACAGCATATTTGAAGTTTGTTATTGCTACCGAAGAAGATAGAGACTATGCATTAAAAGCCGCTAGTGAATATCGTGCGGCAGGTTTTAAAGGTCATGTTTACTTTATGCCAGTTGGAGGCGTTGAAAGTGTGTATAACCTAAATGCTAAATCTGTAGCACTAATGGCAATGAAGCATGGTTTGCGATACAGTGATCGATTGCAAGTGCCGTTATTTAAAAATGAGTGGGGAACCTAAAATGAGAAAAATAGTTTATAGTATCGAGTTTGATAAAGAAAACTTTTCTTCTTTCCTTAATATTAAAATGAAAGACAAAGATGGAAAAGTTAGTGTGTTATTCAGAGAAGAGATGTCAAGAAAACCTGATAGCAAATATACTCCTGAACAACAGGCTAAGATTAACCAAGTTAATCAAATATTAAGCATGAATGGCGATTCGCCGATGACCGAAGAAGAATGCGACTATATGTTAGATCCAAATGGCTACAAAGCCTATATGGAATCTAAGCTAGCGGAAGAAGAATTACAAAGACTAGCTGGGTTTAAGGTAGAAAAGAAGATTACATACTTTAACGATTTCCACGAGGAAAGCTAATATGTTCGAAATGATTATAGCACTATTACTAGTTTTAGTACTTGTAGGTGTTGTGGCTCGTTTTAGTAAAAATGACGGGTGTACAGGTAATTGTAGACAAGGAAGAAATTGTAACTGTAAGGATAATGATGAAAAACTTAATTAAACGACTATTTGGCATCGATAAAATCGAAGCTCAAAAGGATCAAGCATTGGCTGAAGCCGCGGTTGCTGAAAAATTAGCTAAACAAAAATTAGAAGAAGTTGTTGAAGCTGAAAAGGCCGCGGAACTTGCTAAAATGAGTCCAAAAGAACGTGCTACTGCACGTGGCGAACCGTGGGTAGCAGTATTAGATACTCATGTGAACAAAGAAAATGTTCGTAATGGTTTCTTTGAGCTTGACTGGAATGAAATATTTGTGTTACAATTGAAACAAGCTGGATACGGTTTTGACGGTGATCCAGACGAAGAAATCGTAGATCGCTGGTTTAGAGATCTTGCCAGAAATATGCTAGCAGATGAAGGGCAAGACATGAATCGCGGTATGGGTTATATTAACGTAAGTAAACTCGGTAACGGGAAAGCATCTGTAGAATGACATATATTATAGTTGATACTGCTAACACATTCTTTCGTGCTAGACACGTAGTTCAAGGCTCTGCTGATATCAAACTCGGCATGGCATTTCACATTACTTTTAACAGTATCAAAAAGGCTTGGCAAGACTTCGGTGGCACTCATGTAGTGTTCTGCCTTGAAGGTCGTAGCTGGCGCAAAGACTACTACAAGCCATACAAGGCTAACCGTGCTGAAAATCGTGCGGCTATGACACAACGAGAACAAGATGAAGATAAATTGTTCTGGGAAGCATTTGACGAGTTTAAAAATTTCATTACAGAAAAAACTAACTGTACTGTAATGCAACATCCCAATCTAGAAGCAGATGATTTAATTGCTGGCTGGGTACAAGCACATCCAGATTCCAAACATGTTATTATTTCGACAGATGGAGATTTTGCACAATTAGTAAGTCCTACAGTTAGTCAATATAACGGTGTTGCAGATCATCACATTACACACGAAGGAACATTTGATGCAAAAGGTAAACCTGTTAAAGACAAGAAAACAGGCGAGCCTAAGCCTGCACAAGATCCAGAGTGGATGCTATTCGAAAAATGTATGCGAGGCGACACATCGGATAATGTCTTTTCGGCTTATCCAGGTGTTCGAACAAAAGGGTCAAAGAATAAAGTTGGTCTCCAAGAGGCATTTGCCGATCGTAAGACTAAAGGATTTAATTGGAACAATCTCATGTTGCAACGTTGGGTCGACCACAATGGACAAGAACACAGAGTCTTAGAAGATTACCAACGCAATGTGCAGTTATGTGACTTAACAGCACAGCCCGACGACATTAAAGCTAAGATTAGAGAAACTATCAACACTCACGCTGTGCCTAAGACTGTTGATCAGGTAGGAATTCGTATGCTCAAGTTTTGCAATGCTTGGGATATGAAAAAGATTGCTGATAATATTCAGCAATATGCAGAACCATTCCAAGCAAAATATCTTGAGAAAGATGTTACTTGGCGTAAACTAACCGAGGAAAATTAAAATGAGTGCAATTTCAGAAAAATTAACAAAAGTAAACGAAAGTTTCACAATCAATCGCTACGACAACGGTTTTATGATCGAAGTCGGTGGTCGTAACGAAGACGACGATTGGAAAACAGCTAAAGTTATTGTAGGTACAGAAGAAGAATTAATTGAACTAATTCAAGAAACTCTATCACTACCAGTAGCAGAATAATGTTTTTCTTTTTCAGACCTTCCACAATTACGGTAGACGTTTTTTGTGCAGATGAAATTATATTCCATAATTTCAAACCAGAACGTGCAAATAAATTCCTTCCTAAATTTTGGAAGGAACTGCCGCCATATTTAGATCAAAAGGCAATACAAAATCCTCATAGTAAATTAATGACTAAAGTTGGCACATTGAAAAAGTGTGTCGGTTTTACAGATTTATTTTCTAATGGATTTATTTTGCCTAATTGGGCAGACTGGCAAAACGAAGTGTTACCAAGCGGAGTAAGTGTTACTGCAAACTTTAATAGTGAAGATGTTAACAGCACATTCTCAGGCCATGGTCGTACACAATTCGGCGAACCACTTTACAAAAATTGTGGGCATATTAAAATAGACAGTCCATGGTTGTTTAAAGAAAAAACTGGTGTTAAGTTTACATGGAATGGATGTCCTTGGCATAACACAGATGCATTAGAAAATTTTTATGTGTTGTCTGCTATTGTAAATTATAAAAATCAAATCGGTACTAATGTTAACGCATTCCAGCGTAAAGGTTCGATTGTGCAGTTTACAGCAGGTGATCCGTTAATACATCTAGTTCCTATGAGTGAGAAGAAAGTTAAAATTGCACATCATCAAATTTCTCAACAAGAATGGCATAATATGAATTCTCGAGAAATGATTGCACTACGTTATAAAGATTCAAGAGCAGTTAAAGCAAAATGCCCATTTTAGGAGAGTATTATGGCACTATGGACCGTTAAAACACATTACAAAAAATCTTGTCAAGAAATTGAACATTGGATTCGAAGCGAAAGCGAGGGTAAAATCACAGTTACTAACGGGTTCCGTTGGGGCGAATGGACAGTAGAAACTTCAGATGACAATCCTCCAGAGTTTGAGTTTACTTTTGTTCCCGGTGGCGATGGCAAGAAAGACAGCATCAATATGCTAGATTGCGAAGTTAACAATATCGAAAGCGTTGAGCTTGTTAGCATGGATGATGGCGGTTGCTGGTATGATGTTGATTTTGAAGATCTTACCGAGGAAGAGGAAGAAGAGATTCAAGAGTTTATTGATGAAAATAGCATCTATGAATTAGAAGAACGCGAAGACTCTTGGTATCAAGATGATAGCGAATGGTGGGTCTGGGGCCCTATTGAAATTCAAAATGAAGCCGGTGAAACTGTACGAATTATTTGTGCAGATGCAGACGGTAATGTAGTAGACTTTAAGGAAGAATAATGACAGAGATACACGCTAAACCAATTGTAGATGGAAAATTTTGGATTGTCGAGCAAGACGGTGCCAAAATAGCTACCTTACATAAAAAAGAAAATAATAAATTTGTTCTTAGCAGTACACAAGGAGAAGTCTTTTTTAACAAAAAAGACGATTTGACTAAACAATTTGGATTAGATTTTTTCTTGTCGAGTACTAAGGTTAAAGTTACTAAACAAGACATACATGAATGCCACGGGTTTCCTACTAGTGTAAAACCTTATAATGCTATGTATGATGTAAGACACAAACTACCATTGTTTACCAAAAGTAATGCTAGTAAAAGTTTGTATTGTGCAGGCTATTATACCATTCAATTTAATAAAGGTTGGGTTAAGAGTTTTTGCCCTAAATTAATTACATTGGAACGTAACCCATACAAAGGTCCGTTTAAAACTGAAATCGAAATGAAACAGGTACTGTCTAATGCAAAATCAGATTAATCTAACACCAATCACAAACCTTATTCAAGTAATCAGAAGTGCTGAACTTGCTCAACAAAAAGAAGTAAGAATACCTATTCAAGCCGCTAGATTACTAAGTTTAGCACTTGCTGAAATACAAGATAAACTACTACAAGACTATGAAAGCATGTTTAATCAGCTTAAAAACAGTTCTGCAACAGAAGTAGTACAAATACAGTTAGACGGCGGAAGTTTTAAAGACTAATAGGATAAATATATGCGTATATAATTGGATACGCATTATGAGTCGACCTAAACCTAAAGTACTATTAGAGCACGTCAATAAAAAGACCTATAAGGCCGAGCAGATTTTAGAAGCCGACGCAATATGGGCTGTGTTCTATAAAAACGAACCGTTTAATTTAAAATCGTTTAATAGCCTTGTTAATTATCCTGGACCTAAATATAAAAAGGTCTCCTTTAGTAATCCAGGACATGCTCGCAATCTAGCTAAAAAGCTCAACATGACATTTGGATGTGATGATTTCCAAGTTGTTATGCTGACCACTGGCACAGTAGTAAAATGATAACCAGAGATGCATTAACCAAAATATTTTTACAACAGTGGGGCAAAAGCATAGATGATGCCAATGTTAAAATATTTGGTCGTAAATGGTGGCAAAGTACAAGAGCAGGTAAGCAAAATAACTTTCGGTTAAGTGACGAAGGTTACGAATTTTTAACTCAAGAATTGGATTTGAAAGCGTACGAAGTTCCGTTTACTGAACCAATCGAACTAAGTCCACAAACAATTATATTTTTAGAAAGATACGTGGACTGCCCTTACTATCTTACCCCCATGTCAATCACTGTCTTCTCAGAACGCAAAGGTTTTGAGCTAATGTTGTTTTCAGACGACATCAGAAAATTCGGCTTAATTAAAGCTATGAATGAGCGAGAAAAAGAACTCGCAAGTCAAAATAATAGTTGACTTAACTCCTACTCTGCCTTATAATACATACTTACACAGCATTATTCGCACAATTTTTTAACTAAGTTAGGAACTTAAAAATGGCAGAAATCAATAGTCGCACAGTGGGCCCAAGCGGTGCCAAAAAATCTTTGCGTAAAGCATTTAAAAATCAGCGTCCGCTTTTCCTATGGGGCCCTCCAGGCATTGGAAAATCTGACATTATTAAACAACTTGGCGATGAGCTAGAAGCTCATGTTATTGACGTTCGTCTTTCACTTTGGGAACCTACTGATATTAAAGGTATTCCATATTTTGATAGCAATGATGGTACTATGCGTTGGGCACCTCCTGCAGAACTTCCAAGCAAGGACTTTGCTTCAAATCACAAACAAATCATTTTGTTCTTGGACGAAATGAACTCTGCGGCACCTGCTGTACAAGCCGCCGCTTATCAACTTATCCTTAACCGTAAAGTCGGTGCATATCAATTACCAGACAATGTTGTAATTGTTGCGGCTGGTAACCGTGAAACTGACAAGGGTGTTACATTCCGTATGCCTGCTCCATTGGCAAACCGTTTTGTTCACTTGGAAATGCAAGTTAACTGGGATGACTGGTTTGAATGGGCTGTTGAAAACAAAATCCACAAGGACGTTGTTGGCTATTTGACTTTCTCTAAAAAGAGCTTGTATGACTTCGATCCAAAGTCTAGCTCACGTGCATTTGCTACACCCCGCTCTTGGAGTTTTGTAAGCGAATTGCTTACAGACGACGACACAGATGTTGATACATTGACTGATCTTACATGCGGTTCTGTTGGTGAAGGTTTGGCAATCAGCTTTATGGCTCACCGTAAAGTTGCATCAAAGATGCCTAACCCAAGCGACATTTTGAGTGGTAAAGTTAAGAAAATGGACTCAAAAGAAATTTCAGCTATGTACTCGTTGACTGTGTCATTGTGCTACGAATTGAAAGATTCTTGCGAGAAGAAAGCTAAAGATTGGAATGATCAAGTTAACTACTTCTTCGAATTTATGATGAATAACTTCGAAACAGAATTGGTTATTATGGGTACTAAATTGGCTTTGAGCACTTACAAGTTGCCATTGGATCCAGATGAAATCAAATGCTTTGATGATTTCCATGCTAAGTTTGGCAAATACATTAGTCAAGCTACTGAAAAATAATCGGTTTTAGCACTATTTGACACCTCCTGCGGGAGGTGTTATAATATATACTATAGTAACAATTAAGGAAAAACATGTCACATACCGATCCAGTAATTGACAAAATTATCGTAGCCCGTGTGGGTCTACTGTTGCGTCATCCGTTTTTTGGAAACTTAGCAACACGTCTTAAAATTGAAGAAGGATCTGAATGGTTACCGACAGCCGCTACAGACGGACGTCACATCTATTTCAACAGAGAGTTTTTTGAAAAACTTACTATTAAGCAAGTCGAATTCGTTATTGCACACGAAATCTTGCATAATGTATTTGATCACATGGGCCGTCGTGAAGGACGAGATCCACAAATTTTTAACATTGCCGCAGACTATTGCGTAAACGGACAAACTGTCCGTGATCACATCGGCGATCACAATGTTCCAGACATCAAAATCTTCCATGATCCTAAATACTACGGCATGAGTGCTGAAGAAATTTATGACAAGATTTACGATGAATATGATGAACAACAATTACAAGCTCTTGGTCAATTGTTAGATGAACACATTGACTGGGGTAAAGATGGTAAAGATGGCCAGCCAAAATATACTAAAGAACAGTTAAAAGAAATTCGTGACGAAATGCGCGAAGCAACTATCGCGGCCGCTCAAGCCGCGGGTGCGGGTAATACTCCTGCTAGCGTACAGCGCATGATTAAGGAATTCACAGAGCCTAAGATGAATTGGCGTGAAATACTACGTCAACAAATTCAAAGCACTATTAAAAATGACTTTAGTTTTATGCGTCCTAACCGCAAAGGTTGGCACATGAGTGCTATTCTTCCAGGTCAACAGTTTCAAGAAACTATTGACATCTGTGTAGCAATTGACATGTCTGGTTCTATTGGAGACGAGCAAGCAAAAGACTTCTTAACAGAGATTAAGGGTATTATGCAAGAGTACAAGGACTTTAAAATTAAAGTATGGTGCTTCGATACTCGTGTTTACAACGAACAAGATTATGATGGTTATTCAATGGATGACTTTGATAACTACGAGCCAATGGGCGGTGGCGGAACTGAGTTCGATGCTAACTGGGAATACATGAAGGAAAATGATATTCAGCCTAAGAAGTTTATCATGTTTACTGACGGTTATCCTTGGGGTAGCTGGGGTGATGAAAACTACTGTGATACAGTATTCATTATCCATGGTAATGATAAGATTGTTCCACCATTTGGTGAACATGCTTATTACGAATTTAAAACTGAACACGCATAATGGCATTAAAATCAGGCAAACCCAATCCTTTAAACTACTTTGACTTACGTAGGGTCGAGTTTGCCTGCCCGCATTTTAAATACACTACTTTAGATAGATACACTCCACAGCTGGTTAGAGCTGTAGATAGCTGGATTCGCCAAAATCTAAACAATAGATATTACATCGGGCAGGACATAGAACTGGATAATACTAACACAATCGTGTATAATACTACCATAGGCTTTGAATCAGAAAAAGAACTAAGTTTTTTCACAATTGCCTGTCCACATCTTCAAACGAGATAATTATATACGTACTTTCAAAGGAGATACGTATATGACAGATACAGTACAACAACCACAACAAGATAGCACAGATTTGACTATTAACGATTTGAACTCGTTAAAAGTAATTATCGATATTGCTAGTTCACGTGGTGCATTCAAACCAAACGAAATGGTAGCAGTTGGACAAACTTATACCAAACTAGAAACATTCTTGAATACAGTTGCTAAACAGCAACAAGCTCAAGCACCGGCTCAAGCGCCAGCTCAAACACCAGCCGATCAAGCAGTTGCAAATACTGTAGCAGGAGTATAATACTATGGCTGAACTTAAACACATCGGCCGCGTTATTGCCACTAACAAAAAATGTGTAGTGGCATATCGCACGTTGCCAGGGGATGCTTACTATTGTTTGATTGTCCCAACAGAAAACTTGCCTGACATTTACCATGACTCTTTGATTAATCTAGTCGAGAGTAGTGCTGGACAAGATGCTTATGAATTTGCAGAAGCGTTGGATCGTAGTCGATTCCCAGATGGTTCAAATATGTTACGTTGGCTACATGGTAATAACAGACTAATTAAAATTGGTACTAGTGCTGTTGAAATGACTCCAACTACTGGATTTTCGATTGTGCTTTCAGAACTAAATCAAATCATTGCTGAACAGCGTGGTTTATCAGTTGACGATTTAGCATTGAAATCAAGTCTTGATCCTAAAGATAATGCTAATGCCAAGGTTGCCGAAAATCAGCTTGTTAAAACTACAGAAACTGCTAAGAAGCCTGAAGCTAAACCAACAGCCGAAGTTGTTAATGCCGAACCAGCAGTCGATGCAACACCAGAAGATCAAGCAAAATTTTTCCGTAGTCAAGCAGATAAGCTAGCTAAACAAGCCGCAGAAATGCGCCGTAAAGCAGAAGAATTGTCACCTACTAAGAAAAAAACAATAGTTAAATGACCAAATCGGGAAGACCACTTCCCAAGGACGTCATAGAACATTGGCCTGAAGTATTCGGTGAAGTACACTTAAACGTGTTACCTCTAGGGTATCTCCATACCGTTTTGGTCAATTTTAAAGATGGTAAAACTTGGGAAATAAAAATAACAGCAAAAACCAAGCGTGAGGGTTGGAAGTCTTTTGAAAAGAATCTTGGAAAACTTTGTAGAACATACGAAGAAAGAATCGACAACATAGACTTCAAACTCGACACAGAACGAGTCAAAAAAGATATTGAAAAAGAGACTCAAAAATTTTTAAAGAGAAAGAAGTTATAGATGAATGTCCGATTACTCAGTTTCAGCCAGCCAACACAAGAATTTGCTTCTATGGGCATTGATGATGCGCAGGAACTTATCGCATATTGCGCCCGTGTGTCCAATCCTTCCAACCAACTTAACACTGAAACATCAGAAAAGCTCATCAAATATCTCATCAAACACAAGCACTGGAGCCCACTTGAAATGGTCAGCGCCTGCATTGAAATCACAACAACAAGAGATATTGCAAGACAAATACTCAGACACAGAAGTTTCAGTTTCCAAGAATTTAGCCAACGCTACGCGGATCCAACGAAAGATTTATCATTCGTATATCGCGATGCACGAAGACAGGATCTTAAAAATAGACAGAACAGCATAGATTTGGATCTAACAAACGATGCTGATCGTTTCCTTGCCGCTGGTTGGGAAAACATTCAAAAAGGCGTTATTGAAAAATGCCGCGAAGCATATGAATGGGCTATTGTAAATGGCATTGCTAAAGAGCAAGCCCGTGCTGTATTGCCTGAAGGATTAATCGAAAGTAGAATTTATATGAATGGTACACTACGCAGTTGGGTACATTTTATCGAACTACGTAGTGCTAATGGTACACAAAAAGAGCATCAAGAAGTTGCTATTGCTTGTGCAAAAGTTATAGCTGAGATTTTTCCTCTTGCCAACGATTTAGTAGCCAATTAAAATCATTAATCTTAGCAAGTGCCTCCTTATCGGAGGCATTTTTTTCACCGTATTGTTTGCCTTGAATAGCACCCATATATGCATAACTACCGTGTTCTGCATTGGTATTTAATTGGCACCAGACGTGTAATCTAGCTAACGATTCCTCATTATTAATCACTGCCAGTTTACAGCATTCTCTAAATGCACTACGCCAAGTACTAAATGGATCTGTATTAAAGGCTGTAATGTTGCTTATCTTATCTATTGCTTTAAATTTACTACTGATATTTGTAGTCATATCTACAGTATCTGTATTCATATTCATTGTAAGAAATTTTGGTAATAGTTTAACTCCGCCATAACCATATGTTAAGCTATTAATAGGATTAATACTACGCCAAACATGGACTACGTCTAAGTCCCATTCGCTTACTTCATAATCAAAATTAAAATCATTTAGTATAACTGCATCGGCATCTACGACCCAAAACATTTTAGTCATGGCTTTCTTTGCGGCCGCAATATGAGCTTGATGAATTCCTTTAACACCGTGTACACGCTTTGCTAAAGGAAATCGTTCTTTTAAACTAGCAAAGTTTTCATCTGCATTTTCTTCATCATATGAAATAAAGATAATATCGTACATTATTTGCGTCTTCCAATAATACGTGGAGTATTAAGATATACAGTTTTAAAGAATTTACTACCTGCACCATCTAAATTAGCAATTTCTAAACTACCTTGTTTAGCAAGTTCTTTTCCTAAGAAGTTAATATACTTTGACATTTCTTCTGGCTCTGCTTGCTCGTGTGTAGTGTTCCAGTATTCTGTTAACCATTCAAAATCACGAACTTGGCTGTAGTCCCAATCTGTAAACATAGTTTTATAACAGCCTTCTCTTGCACCCATTATACTCCAAATTCCGTTTTCTACGTCGGCACCTACTGAACACCATACAAGTAATCTATGATAGTTTTGCCACCAAATCTTTTTAAGGTCATTTACCTTATTGCCTTGATCCAATGACATTTTTACGCCTTCACGGAATCCTGCTCTCCATGCTTGGAACGGAGTAGCGTTAGTAAAGCTCTCGCTATAACTAGTATTAAATTGATAGTAGCGATTATCAAAACAAAATTCTACACGACCTTTTGCATCATTAGGATCTGCATTTTCATGTGTCTTCATTTCGTTAACAAACTTACGTGTCCATAATTTAAGTCCACCATTACCGTACATAAGTCCGTTAACGTGTACTTTGCCACACCAGCTAAAAACATTTTCTGGAGTACATCGTATTTCTTCTAAATCTATCTCTACATTTAAAAAATCTGGATCAACAATATTGTCAGCATCGACTGTAACAAAGTATTCAGTTTCACTTAATGCGGCACAGGCTTTATGCGCGGCATCACTGCCTTTAACTCCATGTACACGTTTAGCCCAAGGCACCTTAGTACACAAATCAGCATAATTCTTTTCAGCGTTGGGCTCATCATAACTAAGAAAGATGATGTCTTGTTCGATAATTTTAATTTTATCCATTTTTAATTAATCCGTAACTTTGAAAGTATATCCTTGATGATATGGATATCTTGTCTATTTGATTTTCTATTTTGCTTGCAAAAGGAACTATTATCTTTTCCTGTTCCATCAAATCTTTAACATCAATTAGTATGCTTCTGATTAGAAAATCAAAATCATTTTTAAGCATTACAAAAAATATAGTATTATTAGTTATACTATCAGCAAGCCTTGTTTTGGCTTTTTCAGTTAATCTAAAACACCAATTTTTTTCATTTGCATTCCACTCGACAATTAATTCTGTATTTTTATTAGGAGGATTTTTAATCCACTGAAAAACACTATTTCTAAATCCGTACAATTGGTTTGTTATTTGCATTAATGTTAACTCTGTTTTTCCATTAATGCCTTTAGAATATCCTATTATATAATCCCTAGTGTACTTTTCTTTTTTCATAAATGCGTCATATTCTTCCGCAGATATTTCAAATGCACATTTTTCTGTAGGGGATTTTTGATTAGAAATATGTGTTATAACTCCCGACTTTTTATCGTAAATCAAATAGTATTTTTGTGGAGGAGTAAATTTAAATCTTGCCATTTATTTCCTCCAACTGTTCAATTAGTTCTGTTGTCATGAAATCTTTTTCAACATAGTGAAATACACCCTGTTGTTTTATATTACCGACAATTAAATCTCCACGTTCAT